CGCCCGGCGTGATCCGTGTGTGGATGTCGAAGGTGACCGACGCCGAGCCCTTCACCATCGGGATCGAGATGTCGAACTTCTCGCCCTTGAGGAACCGGCGGTACAGCGAGAGCGAGTGCTCCACCTGCAGCTCGCCGGTCACCATGCACAGCTCGCCGGTCTCCTTGATCTCCTTCGAGAAGCGCGAGCCGTTGCAGAAGCGGGTCTCCATCGGCGTGGCGATCGTGAGCGAGCCGCCCACCGTCTCGATCTCGGAGGCCGCCACGAACACCCGCGTGTTGTGCGCCTTGAGCAGCTTGAGGCCCGCGGCGTACGACGCGGTGGCGAGCGCCTTGCCGACCACGATGGTCAGGCCCGAGGCGGTCGCGGTGGCCGCCTGCGACACCCGGATCGAGGTCGACGAGATGACCTCCTCGATGAACGTGCCCGTGGGCAGGTTCGCGTGGGTGACGAGGTGCCCCTCCATGTCGTCGGTGGCCGACGTGACCGTGACGGTCGTCGAGCCGCTCGTGGTGGCGCACGAGGTGAGCGAGCGGGTCGCGCCGTACGACATCACCTGCGCCATCCACGAGGCGTTCCAGTTGACCTTCGACCCCTCGTCCCAGGCGATCGACAGCTCGGGGATCTTCGTGCCGCCGAAGGTGATCGGCTGCACCGTTCCGGCATCATCCTCGACGCCCGCCTGCACGGTCAGCGACTCACCGTCGGTCGTGTCCGGCGTCAGGACGTGGGTGTAGTAGCTCGAGGTCGGGCCGGTGGTCGACACGCTGGTGAGGCCGGCGTGCTTGAGCACCGTGCCGAACGAGCGCACCGTCACCTCACCGGCCATCGAGCCGGTGATCGGCACGTTCCCGCCGTTCGACTGCCAGTCGTCGGGGAAGCGGCGCCCGGCGAGGATGGCCTCGCTCTCGGTCTGCGCATCCTCGGCCGCGAAGGAGAACTCCGTGATCGGCAGGGACAGGTCGGGGGTGACGATCAGACCGGGGGTCGTCTCGTCCTTGATCATCACCTGGGCGGTGCGAGAGGTTCCCACGGTCAGGGCTCCTTGGTGTCGGCGCCCTCGGGCGCGGTGTCGTCACCCGCGGGCGCGGGGTCGGTCTTGGGTGCGGCCTTCTTCGCCGGCGCCTTCTTGGCGGCCTTGCGCTCGGGCCAGCCCTGCTCGATCAGATCGGCGGCAAGGACCTCGGCGTCGGGGTGGCCGATCGCAGCGGCGAGCTCGTCGACGTCCACCGGGTCGCCCTTGGCGAAGCGCGGGCCGTTCTGGAACTGGCGGTCGTCGGGTGCGGTGAGCACGGTCATCGGTTGCCTCCGAAGTAGCGGACCTCGAACACGACGTCGATCGACGCCGTGGCGTACGGGAACCCCTCGTCTGCGGTGCGGGGGCCGGAACGGACGTTGCCGATGGAGACCTCGTGGACCTCCCAGTCGTCCTCCACGCCCCAGTCGACGAGCGCCAGACCGTCCACCTGGCCGTCGGCCACGGTGTCGTAGACGGCGCCGACGAGCTCGGCCAGGCGGCTCATGCACTCGGCGTGCGTGCCGCCGCGCTTCGTGTCGACCTCGACGGTCACGGAGAACACGTCGTCGTTGATCTGGCGCCCCGAGACGAGCGGGCCATCGACGAGATCGCCGTCGCTGTCGGTGCAGAACACGTACTCCGCAGCGGCGCCACGATCCGTCGGGGGCACCGCCGAAGGCGACAGGCCCGCGAGCAGCGGCTGAGCGGCGAGCAAGGTGGCGAGGCGCTCCTGGCACGCCCAGCGGGCCCTCACGCCAGCACCGTGGCGCTCTGGCCGCGAGCCATGACGAGCAGCCGGTCGACCTCACGCCACCCAGTCGGGCGGCCGTTGGACGGGTCCGGCATCACGTAGTAGGTCACGTCGCCGGTCGAGCGAGGATCTGCCGTGGAGCCACCACGCTCGGCAGCGGCCACCTTCTCGACGTAGAGGGCGCACGCCCGCTTCACGTACTCGGGCGCCGTGCCGTTGGCGAGGCCGTGCACGTAGACGATCTCGATCTCCTCGTCGGGATCGAACAGCCCGTCCTCACGCACGATGGCCGCGGGGTGCTCCACGTAGAAGTCGGTGCCGAAGGTCAGCGCCGTGCCGGCCACCTCGAGCGAGGTCACTGAGGTGATCTTCCGCCAGGCGAGCATGATGCGATCGGTCCACTGATGCACCGAGAGCACCTCGGTGGTGGTGGTCGGCTGCGGGTAGTAGCCCGCCCACGCAGCGAAGGCGTCGGCGAACTCGCTCACCGTCCGGTCGACCCACGTGTCGTCGAAGCGACCCGTGTTGTCGAGCGGCGTCGAGCCCGGCGTGATCCGCTCCCGGACCTGGCCTGCGGTGAGCAGCGCCACGCTCAGACCTTCTTGGCCGCGCGACCCCGGGGCTTGGCCGGGGTCGCCTTCTCGACGACCGGCGCCTCGACGGCGGCCTCGGGCGCGTCGTCGACGGCGACACCCAGCTTCGCCAGCTCGGCGTCGACCTGGCGCACGCGGTCGGAGAGGCCACGCAGGACGTAGCCCTTGCGCTCGAACAGGAGATCCTTGACGGTGGCCTCGGCCATGGTGGTCCCTCCTCGGGGATGCGAACAGGTGAGGGGTGTGTGGGGGGTGAGCTGGCCGACCCCGCCACCCCCCACGGGGGCAGGGCCGGCCAGTGCTCAGCCGATCAGAAGCTCGGCGCCACGGTGCCGGTGCCGCCGACGGCGTAGAGCGCCGTCGGGTAGCGGCCGGCCGTGAAGGCCGAGTAGCCGTACACGGCGACCTCGACCACGAGCTTCTTGCCCTGCGGCTGGTCGAAGCGCAGCTCGCGGGGCGCACCGTCGCCCTCCTCCCAGAGGAGCAGGTCGGGGGTGCGGGCCACGATGATGCGGTCCTCGTCGGTGCCCGCGCCGAGGTTCGTCGCCATGTTGGCGTCGGTCACGACCGGCAGGCCCTGGATCGAGCCGACCACCTGGCCGTACTCGGCGGCCTTGCCGAGGGCCATCGGGTTCTGCACCGACTCGAGGCCGACCAGCGGGCGGTTGCTCGAGTCGAGCGCGGCGGTGAACCAGCCCCAGCGGCGGGGGTGCATGAAGATCGCCGTGGCCGGCAGGTACCGGTTGGCGTTCACGCGCTGGATGGCGTCGGCCAGCTTCGGCCAGATCTCGGCGACGGTCGGCGAGGCGTCGGTGTAGGCCACCGTGGCCGACACGCCCGAGAGGGCGAGGGCGACGTAGGCCGAGTCGACGGCCGCGGCGTAGGCGGCGGCGAGGTCGTTGTAGATGATGCGGTCGATCGCCTCACCGCGCTCGAGGGCCTGCCGGGAGATGTCCTGCGCGCCGCCGTAGGTCTTCACCGAGACGGCCAGGGTCGTCTCGTCGAAGTCGGTCTCGCTCAGCGCGTCACCCTCGGACGACTGCGCCGCCACGGTCGTGCCGGTGGTGCCACGCGGGATGTTGAACGTGGTGCCACGGCTCGGCAGCGGCAGCGAGGTCAGCGCGTTGAGGAACGGCCGGCCAGCGCGGGCGATCTGCGCGTACTGGTCGAGCAGGTACTGCGGCGGGATGAGGGCACCGAAGGCCGACACGGTGGCGTCGCGCTGCTCGTTGCGGCGCTCCGCCTCGAACTGGCCGTGGCGGAACAGGCGGTCGCCGGCGTCGCGGTCGTTGTTGAACTGCGACCGGTAGGCGTCGGAGAACCACGAGTGCTCGCCGCCGTCGCGGTAGATGTCGGGCTCGTTCACCCGGGAGACGGGCGAGGGGGTGGCCGGCGCACCCATGCGGGTGGCGGTGGCGTCGGCCGCGGCGCGGGCCTCGGCGATCTCGACGAGCTCGGCCTCACGGGCCTCGAGCGCGCTGCGCTCCTCGTCGAGGGTCACGACGGCGGAGCGGGCCTCGGTGAGGGCCGCCTCCTCGTCGGGGGTGAGCACGCCGTCGCCGCGCTCCTCCGCGGTGGCGATGGCGGCGTCGACCTCGGCCTGGCGCTGGGCCCGGGTGTCGAGGTTGGCGCGGATGTTCGCTCGGATCTGCTCGAGCAGGTTCATGGTGGTCCTCCTGGGACGCGAAGTGGACGGCCCGCGTGTCGGGTCGTTCCGGGGGTTCGCGGCTTCCTGGTGGTCCTCAGGTGGCGCTCAGGTGGTGCCCGCGTGTCGGGTCCGGCGTGAGCGCCGGCGTGTGGGCCGGCGAGGTGCCTGGGTCAGCGCGCCGTGGCGAGCTGGTCGCGCAGCGCTCGGGCGAGCGCCACGCTCATCCGACCCTCGGGGGCCGGGATGATCTCGGGGACGGGCTCAGTGGCCCGGAGCTGGGCGACGGCGGCCGGGTTGGCCGGGTACGTCACCACGGAGACGTCGAAGAGCTTGACCTCGAGGATGCGCCGCTCGGTGAAGTCGGCGTTCCACTCCTGGCGCAGCACCTGGAAGGCGAACGAGCACTCGTCCATGTCGCCACGGGCCATCGCCGAGGAGAGGGTCTGCACCAGCGGTGAGCGACCGTCGAGGGTCGAGGCGAGGCGCAGGCCGGTCGTGTCCGACTCGAGCTCCAGCGTCTTCGACCGGGTGCGGCCGAGGGCCACGCCATCGTGGTTCACGAGCAGGCGCACGTCGTCGCGCTCACGCACCGACTTCACGCAGGCACCCTCGGCGATCGTCTCGACCCACCCGTAGGGCGGGCCACCAGCGACCTCGTAGGGGAACTCGTAGACCGTGGCGTAGCCGTCGATCGTCGGGTTGCCGTCGTCGTCGACGCGCAGCTCGCCGGTGGCGAACGAGCGGGCCTCGAGCACGCGCCCGCGGTCGACGACCTCGAGGCGCTCGCCGCGCAGGTCGACGCTGGCCGCATCGATGCGCTCGAGCACCTGCGGGGGCATGTTGCGAAGGTCGATCTCAGGCATTCGGGGTGCCTCCCTGCTGGGCCTGGACGGAGGTGGCGTACGGGGGCCACAGGTGCTGCTGGCCGGCGCCGTCGGGCAGCGGCGGGCGGTCCTCGTGGGCGCGGGCCTCGTCGGGCAGGCCCCAGCCGCCGCGGATGCGGATGTCGTGCACCTCGGCCTGCGTCTTGGCGTCGACGGCGAGGTAGGCCGACGGATTGACCTTCACGTACTGGCCGCGCGGCGTCATCGACGAGAGGAACTCGTCCATGAGCGCCAGCCACCACGAGGCGTTCCAGGTGAGGTACGCGAGGCCCCGCTGCTCGACGTTGGCGTAGGTGATCGAGCCGGGGCCCGAGGCCTGGCCGATGAGCTCGGGCGGGACGAGGAAGAAGCCGGCGATGTCGGTGCCGTTGGCCTGGATCGTCTCGAGGAACTGCGACTCCTCGGGGCTGATCTGCAGCGCCTCGTACTTGAGGCCCTTTCCGGCGACGAACGGCTCCCGGGTGCCACGCATGGCGAGGAACCGCTGCTTGATCGTGCGGGCGTCCTCCTGCGAGATCGCCTGGTCGGTGGAGAGGATCGCCGAAGGGTGAGCGCCGTCCTCGAACCAGCGGGCGCCGAAGTCGCGCGCCGTGAGGCCCAGGCCGATCATCGACGCCGCGTACTCGAGGGGGGCGAGGCCGATGGATGAGCCGGGCACGGTGAACGCCGGCCAGTGCACCAGCTCCCCCTGGCTCACGGCCATGCCGTCGATGGTCCACTCGATCGGCCCGTCGGCTCCCCGCCGGCGCGCACGCATCCGGCCCGGGTCGATGATCTCCACCGCCGTCGGGTGCATGAGGTTCGACCACGACAGCACCCGGCCGAAGACGTTGCCGCGGGTCACCCACGACATCAGCACCTGCCGGCGCCAGCCGATCGGCGAGAGGCCCGAGCCCGGGTGCGGGTTCGTGAGCAACGGCGACGGCGGCACCTCCTCGCGCACGCCGCCCGCCTTGCGGTACTGGTGCACGGGCAGTGCCGAGAGGCGGCAGATCAGGTCGGTGCACGACCAGACGGCGCCGAGGCGGAGCGCCTGCTCGGGCGAGACCGGCCCACCGGCAGCGTTCAGGTGGCGGTGCGAAGCGGCGATGGCCTCGCCCAACTCGCTGATCGACCCACGGCGCTCGAGCGCACGGCGCAAGACGCTCACAGCGACGCCCCGGGTCGGCGGGTCGAGTCCCAAGCGCCCAGGCCGATGAGCAGACCGGCCACGATCAGCGCCGGGCCGACACCGAAGGTGAGTGCGACGCCTGCCATGACGAGCACGGCAGCGAGGAAGAAGCACGCGACGATCAGCACTTGGGGCACCTCCTCACCAGCAGGAATCGACCACCGAGACCTCGGCGGCTTGACGGTGGCCCCACAGGGCCATGATCGGGGCGGTGATGGCCGACAGGTCGCCGTGGCGGCGGTCGAGCAGCCACAGGCCACCAGAGCCCCACGAGCGCTTCGTCGCCCGGGACACCGCCTCGTCGATCTCGGGCGCCTCACGGTGCAGCACCTCCCCAGCGGCGATGGCGGTGGAGAACTCGCCCGTCGCCATCGCCAGGTCGCCCACCTGGCAGTCGAACAGCTCGATCCCGGCCGCCGCGCAGCGATCGTCGAGCACGGCCGCAGCCGGGCCCTTCGGATCTCGCACCACCCGGGCCACCGGGCGCTCGCCGCCGACGAGGGCGACCAGCTCGGGGAACACCCAGGCGGTGCCGTTGCCTCGGGCGACGACGCCGATGCCGGGCTTGCCCTCGATCGAGTCACCGGCCACGGCGATCGTGGCGGCGGAGAAGTCCGGGGCCACCTCGACGGCGAGGGACACCTCGCCCTCCAGCCACCCGGCACGGTCGGCCGGGATCTTCGACCGGCAGTCCATCCAGGTCGCCTTCGGCCAGACCAGCCAGGTCTCGTGCTCGGCCTCGGGTGGTGGGGGATCCCACACGCCGAGGTGCTCACGGCCGAACGACTCGGGCGAGAGCCGGCGGAACTGCTCCTCGAGGAACTCCATGCCGCCACCGCGCCCAGCGGCGATCGCCGGGTTCGCCATCGCCCAGAGCTTGCGGTCGGTGACCTTCACGGGCTCCTGCACCACCTGGCCGGCCTCGTCGAGGTACACGGCCTCGGCGGTGTGGCCGACGTAGCCGAAGCGGCCGGGATCGGGCGACAGCGCCCGCTTGCGGATCCCCCACCACCAGGCGGAGTACCCGTCGAGGCCGGCGGTGCCCATCGCGTTCATCTGCGGGTTCGGGTTGGCGAGCATCGTCGGCGAGAGCGCTGCGATGTGCTCGTCGGTGGCGTGCTGCGCCTCGTCGACCACCAGGCGATCCACGTAGTCGATGCCGCGACCACCGCCACCGGTGCGGGTCCGGTACCAGATGATCCCGCCGTTGCGGAGCTCGATCATCTGCTGGCCGGTGCCCTGCCACTTCTTCTTGATCCGCCGGCGCAGATCGGCATGGCCCTCGAGCACGCCGAGCATCCGCTGCTGCGTCTGCGAGGCGAGGAGCACCGCGTCGTGGATCGTGTGCAGGATCGCCTCGGCGCGCTGCACCAGGCCCCACAGCTCGACGACCTCCACCTCGTCGCCCTTGCCGTTCTGGCGGGGCTTCTCCCGCCCGGTGGTTGATGCCGCCCAACGACCGTCGACCTCGGCCATCATCACCTGCACCACGAGCCGTTGGTCGGGGTCGAGCGTCTTGCCCGAGTAGTGCTCCCACAGCTCGATCGCCGCGTCGGCCTCAGCCAGGTCGACGGCGCCGGGAGGCAGGACGAGCAGGCCCGGACTCGGTTGCACGTCGCGCAGCCAGCTCGTCGACAAGGGCGGTCTCCTCGGGTTGGGCGAGCGCCTCGACGAGCTCGCCGAGGATCCGGCGCTCACGTGCCAGCGAGGCAGCCTTCGCTCCGTCGGTCTCGGTCAGCAGGAGCTTGCCGAGTGCCTCGTAGTCGGCCCGTAGGTCGTCCGCACGACTCACCGTGACCACGACCTCACGTCGCGCACACAACACGCGGATGGG